TGCCTGTAGCATTCTTAGTCGCCTTACTGATAGTTCAGTCTTGAATCCATCAGCGAATTCTAACTTGGCTTTATACCCGTTGGGACTTTCGATAAGCTCTAACACTTCTGCATATATTCCATGCTTATCTATTGTTCCTAGGTTCTCTCCTGCTTTTACTAATTTACATACTCTCATTTGCTACTCCTTTTAATATTGCTTTTAATGCAGTCTTGGGTGCTTTTTCTAGACCTGCTAGTTCCCATTCCTGTAGTTGTAATTTCTCTGCTAATTCTTCTACTAATTCTAACTTTGTGACTGGCTTTTCACCCGCTTTGGTTGTGTACTCGGTTTTCCTGTACACTCCTTCTCTTGATAGTTTTCCAATGATAGATTTTACACTCTTATTGAGTTCTTCTGCTAATTTTTCTACTGTTTCTCTAGTTGGTTCTAATCTATACTGGTTTACTATATACTCTACTTGGTCTTGTGTGTAATTAACTGCCATTTCTATTTCTCCATTGTTTTTCTGCTGTTCGTTTGAATGACCACTCTAGTAATCTACTAATTATTCTTTCTAGTATACGCATCTATGACCTCCTCTATTGACTGTGGGGGTTGAACTATTGTTATGTTCTTACCCGTTAGTTTATGTACTGCTCCATTGTTGTAGTAAACAAAGTAGCCCATTCCAAATCCTAAGTCTCCCCTTCCACCTTTACAGACATAGTGTTGGGATATTTTATTACCCCAATCTTCTGCCTCTAGATAAAGTCTTCGTCTTTCAACTAACTCTGTATGTTCAGTCATTAGCAATCCTCCCAGAATTTATCTGCTAACTCGTCTATGACTTCGTTAGGATATATCTTTTCTCCATCGACTTCATACTCGTTGTACCAAAAGTCTTCATCTTCAGTGTTGATACTAGGATATAGTTCTTTAAACTGCTCCATGAGTGCATCTGCATCAGTCTCATTGTAATCGCCTTCCCAAGCATACCATCCTTCGTCTCCTTCTTTGTCACAGCCGTAGTACTGTTTACCCATGAAGTTTCTGAACTCATCTTCATAAGTCATACTTGCAGTTACTTCAGTATCGTACTTGTTTGCATAGTATTGTATTACATTTATTACTAACTCATGTGGTTGTCTCCAAGCACTGTAGCCAGCAATATATCCATCTTGCATTTCGTCAATGCAACACCATTTAGCACCTACTTCTTCACAGTACCAGTCATATGAGTTCTCTAAATGACCATCTTCATCAAATGATTTGTCTACTCTAGACATGAATGGTTGATGCTCTATCTCAACCAACTCTGTTACTTCGTACGGATTGCCGTCATAGTCCTTTCTAGTCCTTTTCTCACTTATTACTGAGTTATTGAACTGCTCGTCTTCAATTCCTTCTACATGAATTGTAAAATGTACATGATTTGCCATGTTAAATCTCCTTTAGTTTTATTTTGTTGTTATAATTATCCCATAATTTGATACCTTTGTGAAGGTTTCTGTAATCCTTCTTAGGTTTCAAACTACTCCATTGTTCTTCTAGTGGTGGGAAATAACAAGTATCACACATTTTTAGAGGTCTGTTTAGTTTAGTACCCCAGTCTGAAATGTGTATGCCTTCTACTTTCCTTCCGAAAGATATAGCACACTGATACATTGTTTCTCCTTCTATTGTTCTGCAGTATTCTTTTTGCCAACATGTTTTCCAATTACCTTCAGGTGTGTACTCAATATTAGGTTGAGGTACACCAAATCTTTCAAAACTTGTCATTACTGCTATGTGGACTTTATTAAATTCCTTAGAGAGTCCACTCTCCTTCCATTTTGCTACTTGATTAATACTTACATCTACCATAGGATAGATACTTATTAAAATTTTATCTAATTTAGAACATGCACTGATAACTTTTTCAGTCATATTCAGTGCATTTGTATTTAACCACACTTGTTTTGCTACCTCTGAAGTTAGTAGAAAGTCTACTATTTCAGGGAACTCTGGGTGTGTGGTTGGTTCTCCACCCAATATTTTAAGAGTTTCTAGTTGATATCCCCACTTTTTGATTAACTTTACCTGTTCTTTTACTTGATTTAGGGTTAAAAACTTGTTGATTACACCATATTCTTCATCTTTGTACTTATAGTCAAGCACAGAGCAATGCTTACAACTCAGGTTGCAAGCATTTATAATGTGTATATCAAACTCTCCTGTTAAAAGCATTAGATATCGTTTGCCTCTCTAAATTCAGACCTACTTACTTCAAAACCATTCGGATATCTCTTCTCTAGTTTGTAAATGTTCTCGTCCATTACTTCTTCAGGTGTGAATCCTAATGCTCTGCATCCTTGAACCCAGTACCAAAGTACGTCACCTAACTCTCTTTTCATGTGATAAACTTCTTCGTCTGTGAACTGTGTATCGTTCTGAAACACTTTCTTCTTCACAATCTCAGCAAACTCTCCACTCTCTGCCATCATTCCTATCAGTGCAGTCATCAATCTTGCCATATCGATTTCACACCCCACAAGGTCTCCATTCACTATAGTGTGGTTTCCCATTAGTTTATCTAATCTGTCGCACATTTTAGTCGTATCTTTACTTATTTCGGATGTACACTGGTCTACAAACCTTGCGTAGTCATTTATTTTACTCATTACGCTACACCTCCACTGATATTAGATATGAACTTTTCTGCTTTCTCAATCATATCCCACTCTCTTTTAAGTATTAATTCATCATCACGGAGTATTCTTCCGTCCTCTAGGTAGATTGTCATGTGTTTACAGTTTCTTGATGGACATTCCCAGTGTTCGTACTTAGGTTTTGTGTCAATCGGGTACTGTATGCTTTTGATTTTGCTACCATTTGCTTCCATGCCTACTGCATAGTGTCTTCCGTTTCCATATAATTTATTTGCCAATGTCTTTTACCTCTTTCTTTGGTATCACTTGATACGCACCCTTGTTGTAAGCAATAGATACCGTGTACTGCTTTGATACTTCTTTTTTATACGAGTTGTCTACTGGTACTTTGTACTCTCCGACTGGCATACTCGGTATGCTACTCGCTTCTTTAAATTGTTTTGCCTCTTGTTTAGCGAAATTAGGCGTCGCTTTCTTACTTGTGTATAGTTTCTTTACTTTACGTTTACGACCATACTGGTCATACATCATACTTCCCTGTCTCATTCTTTCTCCTGTGGTAATTCGATGTTGTTAATAGTACAGAGTCTGTTCAAAAGTTCTTCATACTCCATTGTTAACTCTAATATGTGTTCGTTTAAAGACTGTAAGTCGTCCAAGCACATTTTGATTTCTTCTTCCTGTGCTTGGAGTTCCTCCACTAGTCTTGTCGCTTCGGTGATTAATGGGAACTGTATTACCTTACCCATAGTATCGCCACTGCTAGTCCTATATTGAATAGGACTAGTCCAATTACAAATGCATGTCCGTCTATCATCTGCCCTGTCCTCTATACTTCTTGAACGAACGCTTCTTGTGTTTGTTCTTGTTGAGGGACATATTTCTATGTGAATCGCCTTGTGATGTTTTCTTCACTATGCTTACGTGTTTTGCTTTGCCACTCCACCTCATGATTGCACCTCACTCCACTCTATAACTATACCTCTGCGGACTAGTTCGTTTAGACACTTCTGTCTTACTTTAGGTTTCATGTTTGCACCTCTGTCGTTGATGTACTCAAACAATTCTTGTTTTGGTGTGTTCTTGATGTAGAAGTGTTCCATAGGTAATTTACTTGCTGGTACGCCTCTGACATATTTCTTTGCACTTGGTTTAAATTTTACTGGCATAATGCTCTCCTTTGTTATATTGTTAAATTGGGGAGGGCATTTTCATCCCTCAGTGTATGTTCAGACATAACCTCCACACTCATTCATCTAGGAAAATGTGGTTTCCTTTTTCTTTTCATATAGATATTATACAGATGTTTGAGGGGTTTGTCAAGAACTATTTTGAATTAACATAAAGAATTTTGATGTTAAGGAAGTGTGAAGCAAAAAAATGGAGAGAAAAGCGTGGGACTTGCCCTACTACTTCGCTCTCCATCCAAAGTTTTTGTTGTTTAAAGTGGTCGTGTTGGAATTACTCACGAACCTGTCCACTGCGTAACTAGAGGTGATGGATATTACAAACTTCAATCGAAGGTGCACTGCTTATTTCGCATCACTTATTTACTATTGTCGACTAATCGAGTGCGAACTTCTTCAGTATATCTACTGGTTGACAGAGCGACTGCCGTTCTCGTTCCAATCTCTTTCCAACTTAATGGTAGCGACATTATCTAGTGCATCTGCCCCCGAAGTCCTAAGACATTCTCGCTCTCGCAGTATGCGGTGGGAAGCATCACCCTTCCCTTACCCGAATTGATGTATCTGCTTACTTCCGTGACACCCTAAGGTGGCAGATAACGAGGTTTACTCTTTAGAATTTTCGACTTGACAGTTAAAACTGAATCTCCTCTAATCTTCAAGCGTGGTTTCCTCACACTGGGGTTGATTCTATGGTCGTAATCCACCCTGTTCAATTACCTCTGTTTTAGTAAACCCGAAGGTCGTAACGCCCATTAAAACAGTAAAACAAATCGGTTTTATACTATCGACATAGTGCTGAAGTATCTTGCGTTGTTTTCGCCTTGCTTACTGCCCTTGCTTTCGTACTAAGTACTAAGTTCGCAGGACTTACAGAAGGTATCTACTCAACCCATTTACCGACCAGTTAATCGGGTTATCACTCTCTCCTTGCTGCGGAAGGTATGTCTGATAACGACTCTCAAAAGCGGACATTATTCACAGTTAACGCAATCTCATCTATGTCAAAAGAGCATACGGCAGTGTTTTACGAGTCGCCACTCAGGTAGAAAAGAACTCTCGATTATTTATTCGCTACCCCTCCTCCGAAGAGTCTAGGGTCACTGCTAAATCATTAATTTTTTCGATTTAGTGTTCTTTTCTTTGTTTCTGAATATATATTATATCCACTTTCTAACCATTTGTCAAGAAGAATTTTGATGTATTTACTACTTGGTAGTTAATACTTTAACTCAGTCCCAACGGGGTCGCTTTATAACTGCATTGCAATTAGAGCAGCGACTAGAAGTAATGTTACACTTCCTATAATCTCCGAAAAGTTCATAGTTGCAAGATTCTTCATCTCTTCTATGATGTAGTTAAAACACCATAGTATTATTCCACCTGATATTATTATCGCAAATATTACCATAAAGAAGTTCAATACAAAGTTTTCCATTTCTTCCTCCTTTTTAAATATAAGTATATTATACTCACTTTTTTACCATCTGTCAAGAACTATTTAAGGAGAACTTGACGAAACTTTGAAAAGGGCAGAGATACTTTGCAGGTCAAGAGTCGAACTTGCTACTTCCATTTGGTGTGCTTCCGAAGACACTTCTCCAAAGTAGATACCCTTTTCAAAATTGATTACTTAGGGCAATCACTCCGTCAACATTATAGACTGTCGACTAGTCTCTGTAAATCTGCTTTACCTGCTTTCACTAGTGTTGGTAATTCAATCCCGAAGTGGTCTTGTACTGCCGCTACTAATTCTGATTTACTTACTACTGCTTCACCTGATTTTGTTGTTCTCGGTTGTGCAATGTATACACCTTCTCTTGACAATTTAGCAATGATACTTCTTGTAGTTTTGCCGAACTGTTGTGCTAGTGCGTCTACAGTTTCTCTTGTTGGATTATCAGTGTATGCTGTAGTCATTTCACTTACCATTTCTTCTGTGTAGTTTTTAGCGTTTGCCATTGTTATTCTCCCAAATAATTGTGTTTTTGTTTTCTTTATATGAATATTATACACACTTTCTTTTGCTTTGTCAAGAAGAATATTACATTTTCTTGAGAACTTTGCGGTGATTGTGTCGTGTTTAAATCTTATCATAATACCAATATTATATCCACTTTAGAACTAGTTGTCAAGACAAAAAGCGAATTAATTATAGAAATGTGGAGGGGAATCTCGGGGGCAGGGACGCGACACTGTGACGGGTGCCTCGCAAATCCTTCCAAAAACGCAAATTTCTCGTAAATTCTCTTGACACCCGCGATAAGCCATGTTATACTTATAGAAACTTATAATAGACTAGCATCACTTTAGCACTTCGCGCGGTTTCGTTTTTGCACTTCGTTTTTGCACTTCGTTTTTGCACTTCGGTGCCGAGTGGGGGTCCCCCATACTCCCCCCTGCTAAACTGGCGCTTCTATGCGGGTCTCATACGGATTGCGCAAATTCTATACAATTTCTAGGGCAATGCACCCGCCTATAGGTTCATTAGACTAGTGTTTCGAAGAAATGTATCTAATTTTGAAAAAACCCTTGCCAAGCTTGTCAGAGTGTGATAAAATCGGCGCGATGCGCATCGACTTAAAATAATTCATTTATTTTCGATTTACCTATTGATATTCTCATAGATATCTGTATAATAGTTTCTATATTAAGGAGAACATTATGAAAAACGAAAAAACAAAAAAAGTGGCAAAAACAAAAGCGACATTAGTTGCAGAATTAGAGGTAATCGCAAAATGCGACAAAGGTTTCCTAGACAGTCTAGAGAGAGCAAATGCTTCAACCATCAAAAAACTAACAGCACTTATGTCCTGATACAGTACCCGACGAAAGTCGGGTTTTTTTATTTTTAAAAAGGTATTGACAAACACTGCAAAGCGTGCTACAATACCAGGGTGGAGGGCGGGACGCACAGAGACTTGTGGATAACCTGTGGATAACTCGGCATGTCTCACGAAGACATCACTTTTACACTTCACTTTTGCACTTTGGCGCTGACGCCATCGATTTAACACTTCACTTTTGCACTTTGGCGCAGGGCGCACCCGCCTATAAAAAGCTGAATGAGAATCATTCGCATTTGGAAATTGTCACACAATTGTCACACAAAAGGTATTGACAAAACCCGAAACGCACCCTATAATTTATCTTATAAATTATAGGGTGTGTCAATCCTTTTTTAAAAAAATCCAAAACACAAAAAAAAATCCCAAGGGGTAGTTGGGATTTTTTAGGTTTACCTAGTTAGGAGTAGGATTTAAATTTGAGTGCCGAGGGCAAAATTTTCTACTAACATGTTAATAAATAAAATTCTCGGCTCTCAAAAAAGGGGCTTGGCTAAAATTCGATATAATCTCCTTCTAGCCTTGCCGACTCGCTTTGACTTTCCCCCGTTAGCAGTCTCCGTTTCCTTTGGTGGTTAAGTCTTGATACAGTTTTAAAATCGTGAGATAATAAAACCTTTCAAGCCCTAGAGCCATTAGTCAGTTAGGTATCTTCTAACATAGACATTGAGTCCTTAGCTAGTCCGAGGGTTAGAGGTCTGGGCGTTCTCTTAATTGCCGAAGCGTTGGGAGTGTTCCTTTTCCTCTCATGGGGGTTGGTCGTTGCCTTCCTTCCCTTGTTCCCCTTGAACATATAAATATTATATACCTTTGGCAAGAAAAAACAAGCGTTTTTTCAATTTATTTTCATTTATTTTTAATTAATTTATTTCAATTATTTTCAAAAAAACCATTGACATTTCAGAGAACACACCCTATAATTTCATTATATGAAATTATAGGGTGAGTCAAGTTTCTTGAAATAGCCCAAAAAAAGGGGCTTAACGCCCCTTTATTTTTTGCCCCCTAGGGGCGATTTTAAGCCCCTCTAAGCTGTTTTATTCCATTGTTGAGCATTAGAGACAACAGCCCCCAAGTCGGCTAATGCTTCAAGATTAGACCAATTATCATCAAAAAACCATTTCTCTGATTCTCTATAGCAAGGCAAATTAAACAAATAGCTACATTGTGCTTTTTTCAAAATGTGGTCTTGTGTAGTGTTTCCAATTGGTCTTGAAATAATCTTATCATAATAAATATTATGCATATTGATGAATTCATAATCCCATTTACCAAGTTCACGAGCAGTACACAGAATCACCATATCACCATTTTTATAAACCTGTTGCAGTTTAGTATATAGTGGCAATAAGGAATCTTGAAAAATAAATTCCTTAGTGCTTTTTTCTTTCCACCCTTTCAGATCAATTTGCCCTTGCTCGTTGTGGGTGGCTCGGTGGCTAGAATCAATAATTGTGCCATCTAAGTCAAATATATAAATCCTAGGATTTAAATTATAAAATCTTTCGCATTGCTTAGTTTTTGTTATGTTTCTATAAGTTCGGCTCATAGTACCACCCTTGACAATTGAGCAATCATCATTAAAACAGTTAATATTAAAAGTTCTTTATTAAGTTCCAAATAGGATATTAATAATATAATTAAATTGCCCCCAATGATTAAAGGCATTTGTAGAGGTATTGTGTAGAATCCTTGTAAGGCAATAAATACCATTGAAAAGCCAATCCACAAAAGTGATTTTCTTCTCCTTGCCTGTTGTGGTCTATAGTCCAAATAGTCGTAATGATTCATTTTTAAAATCTCCTTGCATATAATCTGATTAAATCATTAATCATTCTTTCTGAACAATATTCTAATCCTTTCGGCTTAGTCTTTCTTTCTTCAATCATCTCTTTAAGGCTAGGAACAGATTTTTTTAAATCTGTCATTTCGCCTTTTATCTCTAAGTTTAATTCAAGTTGTTTCATAGTTCCCCCTATAATGCCATTTCTAATTGTTTGGCTTGTTGTTTTATTGATTTCTTTTTTATTGGCTTTGCAAGTCTCATTTCCCTTTTCTTGGTTGCTGAGTATCTTTTTTTAAGATGTTGCCAAGAGGGTTGTTTGATGTTTCCTACAAATTCCCTTTTAATTATGGATTTCCATTTTTTCCAAAATGTAGCGAACAATTGAAATTCTAGCATTGAATCTCTCAACGCTGTATGTTGCTCGGTGTACCATAAATCCTTGTTTAAATATCTCATACAAGATTGAGCCGAATAAGATAAATTTCCTCTTTCAGTTGTCATCTGTTCTTTATCTTCTTCTGTTAGATTATCAAACCATTTCATATAGTCTTTATTCATAAAGAGATTCGCCCCTATATCCATTAAGCAAACCATTTCCACGCCCCTAGGCAAATAAAAAGTTTTATCTGTTAGTTGTTGATGTGTTTTTCTAATGGTTGCATCTTTGCTTGAATCAACCCCAATATCAAAATTGAAATTATAAGAGGTTAAATATTCAACATTCATAACCTTGATTAGATTTTGCCATTCATCAATTATTT